CAGCCAGCTTCAGTGCCTTGACCATTGCTTTAATATGAGTGCTTGATGTGATCTGTGTTTTCATAGTCTGTATATATAGTGTGTTATTTGTAAGCAGTATGCTTATACCACAAAAGCCCCTCAGCGTGTTAGGCTGAGAGGCTGGGTGTTATTACAGTGTCGGTCTGTATTCGCCATGTGGCGGCTGCCTATGCTGGGAGGTTCCTTAGTCCTTCGTCATTGCGGTGCAGCTCCGATTTGTATTTCCGCATCGGTCGGCGGTGCCTCGGGTGAGGCTTAGACTGTCAAAGAACGGGTACTACACCACCGACAATGTGCATAGTTGGTGCATAGTCAAGCTATCATATCATAATAATTAAAATAAATTGATTATTCTTCGAGGTGCCTCGGACTTCTTGGCTTGTGCTGGCATTTGCGGTGGCGTTTCTGCGCTTATGGTGGCGTTTGTGGTGGCGTTTATGGTGGCACCTTGACCGAGTCTGCCGACCCGACCGACCCGACCGACCTAAAGACCCGAGCGCCATCCCGACCTGCCGCAATCTGCGACCAGTCCACCCGACCGACCCGAGCGACCCAAATCATGCCCGAATCCCCCAAACCTCAAAAGAGTAGATTTCAAACTAACGTTTTTTGGTGATGATCGTCGCAGCGACTTTTTAGACCCAAACCGCCATTTTAGGGGGTCAAAGCCGTCAGAGGGCGCACAATCGATTTTGCCGAGAAAGCCGCTAAAACAACTCCCGATGCCTACGTATCAGTCGAGGTCAACGAGGTCACACAGGGCATCCTCGTCAGTTTGTTCACCTATCAAGCACAAAAGTAGTGAACACCCTGTATGCCCTCCTTTAATAGCTTAGCTAATGAGCAAAGAAGCAGCAGACAGCTGCGCTTATTTAAGAACCATATCCCCTTTACTATTACGAACACTCCTTAAGGAGTACAAGAGAACCTAGGATCAGGCGTACTTATGCAGAGTAGAGTAGAGTAGAAGAACTTATGCTGCCAATCCTTTCACTTCTCAAAGAAGAAAAACTTATCTCATAACAGTGAAGTCCCACCGTATTAGCTGCGCTGTTCACGATTATGCCGAGGGCTTCCGTATTAGCCGAGCTGTTTCCATAATGGAAATAGCTGCTGTAGTAGCTGGGCTTATGTCCCCATGGTTCTGGCTTAGGATTAGCTGGGCTTATTCTGGGATCCTGCGGTGCCTTGCCGTGCCCGATGCTGGTAGCTTCCGTGTCCCTTGCGGTGCCCGATGAAGGTAGCTCTGACGGAGGCGGTGTAGATGGGGGGGAGGGGGTATCTTACAATTTTCTAGTCTGAAATGTGTATTCATAAGGGACCCTTTAAAAAAATACATCTCTCATAGTCCCCCGACCTGCAGGCCCCTGTACTCCTTAAGGAGTTGTATTCGGTTCCTGTACTCCTTAAGGAGTGTTGTTAAGGATTTCTTTGTCCCTAGGGATACCTTATTTCTTTTGCCCTGCGGGCAAGAAACTCTTTAAGGCTTGGATTCCTTAAGGAGTATGATTTGATTCTAATGAACTATAGGATTGACAGTCAAGTTTTATTTTCATTTAATTTTTAAATGCTAGAAGAAGCTGACAATAAAGAGGTACTGATGCAGGAGATCCAAGGGGCCATCTGGGAAGTAGCCGACAGGAAAGAGATTGCACAGGTTCGGAGTCTCTCTAGGCATAACCCTGAGAAGGTTGCTAGTATCCTGTACCTGTATAGCACTGGCAACAGCCAGACTAGGATCGTAAAGAAGTACGGCGTTGATCGAGAGACGGTCATGAGCGTACTGGCGGACTACACCGATCACCTAGGGAAGTTCAGGGAACTCAGCGGCAAGATTGCCGCAAAGAGCTACTTGAATCTATCTAGCCTAGAGGAGGACCTGATCAATTCCGTACGTAAGGACCTAGAGTCAGGAGAGCTAAAGCCTACGGTCAGGGACCTAAAGGAGATTTCTATATCGGTAGCCAATGCAGCTAGGCAGGCATTCACTGCTCGTGGCGAGGCCACGCAGATAACTGAGGACCGCCAGGTCATTACTCAGGAGGACTACGAGGCAACCATCAATGCAGCAAGGGATAGAATCGCAAAGCTAAAGAAGGTTGAAGAAGTAGAAGTAACTTAGCCGCAGCATACTTAATTTAGGAACAGATAATTAATGCCGATTGAATTTACATTGCACCCGCTTATACTGCCCCCTACTGACGAGGAGATAGTACTACTGGGCGAACAGGACCCACAACTACTTGCGGACCTGCACAGGGTGCACGAGGGTCGCATACAGGCAGCTACTGAGGACCCGATGCGCTACGGCTTTGATTTAGCTGGATGGGATAGAATGCGTACGGGATTGCGTGCGAACAATGAAGTCCTAGCCCTAGGCGGTAACAGAAGTGGCAAGACTACTGGCTGCGCCAAGATGCTAATGGAGGCCGTCACCCAGAGTATGGACGGCCACATTGTGTGCTTCTCTCAGAACGCTGATACCTCTATCAAGGTTCAGCAGTCCGCAGTATGGGAGATGATGCCCAAGGAGTTCAAGCGCAAGACCAAGAGCGTAGACGGATACATTAACTACTCTATGCAGAACGGCTTTACGGCTTCTTCGTTCATCTTCCCAGATACTCGGACCCGTGTAGACTTCAAGACATACACGCAGTACAGTAATAACCAGACGATCCTGGAAGGCTTTGAGTTCGGGTTCAAGAAACCAATAGGGTTGAATATCGGCGCTTGGCTTGACGAATATCTAGGTGACGCTGCACTGGTTAATACCCTGCGCTTCCGACTTGCTACCCGTGACTCCAAGATGATCATCGGCTTTACGCCGATTGACGGGTATACACCCTTTATATCGGACTACCTAAAGGGAGCCGAGACATTGCAGACACGTCCTGCTGCTCTACTGAACAATAAGCCTGTGCCTATCCAGCAGTACAGCCCTAGCCGAGATGCAGCCGTCGTCTATTTGCACTCTGACGAGAACCCATTCGGTGGATACGAACGCATTAAGAAGGACCTGATAGGTCGTCCAGACTCCGAAATCATGGTACGTGCCTACGGCGTACCAGTTAAATCAGCGAATGCCTTGCTCCCTTACTTCAACACAGAAGTAAATGTACTATCGGAAGAACCAAACAAGTACGGATTTGCATTCCCAGACATCTCAGACAAGTCAGAGTTCACCTGCTATCAGGTAGTTGACCCCGCTGGGGCAAGGAACTACACCTGCATATGGGCGGCAGTCAATAAAGACGGCCAGGTATTTATCCGAAAGGAATGGCCAGACCGTGATACCTTTGGAGAATGGGCGATATTTGGTGATCCCAAGTGGAGATATGGACCTGCTTCTAAGAAGGTAGGACTAAACGTAGAGGGGTACTGCGAGCTATTCAATGAAATCGAAGAGGACCTAGGCATCGAAGTAATCGAGCGCATTGGTGACTCCAGATTCTTTGCAAAAGAAAACGAGAACAATGACGACCTCTTTACTTCTTTCTATGACTTTGGTCTAAGCTTTATTCCATCAAGTGGAGTAATGGAGGACCAGGGCATTACAGCACTGGACGATTGGTTTAACTATAATCCAAATGTAGAGGTAGACCTATCCAACAGACCACTGTGCTACATCCACAAGGACTGCGGCAACATGATAGACAGCCTCATTAACTATAACAAGCAGGGCAAAGCCGACGAACCGCTGAAGGATTTCTTTGACGTTATTCGTTATTTGCGAATGTCGAACGGCGGAGAAGGCCCAGACTTTATGTCTAGTTCTTCTATGCAAGCAACCAAAACAAATAAAGGAGGATATTAATATGCCTAAAAAACGAGCATCAATAATCGCCAAGGAGAATAATTTAGAAATGGATTACCTGCTTGAATTAGTAAAAAGTAAATTACCAGAGGATGCAGTCACTGGTACTGGCTACGCCACCTGGATCAACGAAGAAGGACAGGAAATCTTAGTAAAAGCAATTGATACACCAGAGCTTACACCTAAGCTATACCGTGGTACAGTGCATTCAAATGCACCAAACAGAAGTTATATCTACGTGTATATCAAGGAGATACAAAAGAAAGTCCCAGTAGTTATCCCAC